CACGGCCTGGAGGAACGCTCCGAGTGCGGCCTCCATGCCGCGCTCCGTGGAGCAGTCGCCCCAGGGGTTGCGGCTGCCGCCGAGGCGCGCGGCCGCCGCGGCCTCCTTGCCGCCCTTGGCCGACGCCGGCTTGTCGACCGCGGGGGCGTCCGTGCGGTCCCAGTCCAGCGCCTGCTGCTCGAACTTGATCGTGGCCTCGATCTGCTCGAGGTCGGCGGTGAGGGTCGAGGCCTTCGTCCGCTCGTCTTCCTTGAGGGGGCGCTTGTCCTTGGCGGCCGCGGCCAGGACGTCCTTGAGCTCGGCGCGCCGCGCCTCGCGATCGCCCTCCAGCTCCTTCAGTCGATCCATCGCAGTCTCCAGTCGGTGCCGCAAAAGCAAACGCCCCTGCCGGCACCCGTGAAAGTTCGGGTGAACAGCAGGGGCGCCTATGCGCCGAGCTGCGCTGCGAGGAAAGCCGGCCGCCGTTGAGCGGGTGGCTCTTCGCCTACGTCTTCGACCGGAAGGGTACGCCCATGAGTGGACGAGTGTCAAGGCCTACGTTACGCACCGTATCAGCCACCAGACGAGAACGGACCCGACGCCGACCCCAGCCAGGAACGCCCCGGCGGCCGCCCACGCCAGCCTCCGCTTCCAGCGCTGGGCCAGGCGGTGCAGTTGCAGATCCCAGGTGCCCTTCTCCCGCATGAGCGTCTCGGCCGCCTTCAGCAACGTGCTCTTGCTGTGCTGCCGGAACTCCTGACGCGCCGTCATGCCGGGCGCGCTCACGTCACCATCCCGGGAAAGCGTCCACCGTCAGCGTGACGTTCGTGTTCGCCGAGTAGACCAGCTTGAGGTACCTCCAAGGGTGGCCAGGCCGCAGGATGTAGTAGCTCGTGGTCGCCGTGGTGATGGTGAGCGCGGCCACGGCGACCGTTTCCGGCGCGGCCGAGGTCGCGTAGGCAACGTTGAAAAAGTTGGTCCCGTCCATGGAGCCCTGGATGTTGACCGTGACCGTGGGTGTGGCACCCACGGTGCTGGTCACCTTCAGCAGGACCGCACCGGGCAGCGTGAAGCCACGATCCATGGTGTTGGTCGAGTCGGCGTTGCCCGTCTGCGCCGTCGACAGATTGACACCCGACCCCGTGAGAGGCACGGCGGACACGACGGCCGCCTGGGCTCGCAGGGCCGCCAGCAGCAACAGCAGCAGGCACGTCAACAGTCGCTTCATCACTCCTCCAATCCGAAGACGCCGCCCAGCGCCGCGCGCGCGCGCAGTTCCAGCGGGTCAGACGACACCCCGGCCACCCGCCGGCGCTTGCCGACGGCCAGCTCGCCCAGCACTTCGTCGAGCGTCCCGATACGGTCGACCAGGCCGCGGGCCTTGGCGTCGTTCGCCGTGAACATCGCGCCCTCGCCGTACTTGTCCCGCACGGTGGCCACGGACACCCGCCGGCCCTTGGCCACGTCGGCCTCGAACAGGCGGCCGTAGTAGTCGACGCGGCCCTGGATGGCGGCCCGCGCGTCGTCGGTGAGCGGCCGCGCGCTGGACTCCTCGACTTTCCGGCGGCCGTAGGTGATCTCGGTGACGCTCAGCCCCGCCTGCTTCAGGGCTTCCGACTCGTCCACGTGGACGACCTTCACCCCGATGCTGCCCACGAGAGCCGAGGGCGCCATCACGACCTCGTCCGCCTGGGACGCGAGGTAGTACCCGCCCGAGGCGGCCAGGGGGTTGGCGATCGCCATCAGCGGCTTCTTGCCCCGGGCGGCGCGGATCACGGCCGCCGCCTCCGTCATGCCGAAGACGGAGCCGCCCGGGCTGTCGACGTTCATCACGACGGCGCCCACCTCGGGATCGGCCATCGCCGCGGCCACGGTGCTGGCGAACCATTCGGCGCTGGTGCCGCCGAACAGCAGCGAGAGCAGGCTGGACTTCTGTGTGATGAAGCCGGTCAGGTTCACCACGGCGATGTCCCCCGAGAGCTTGCGCGCCGGCTCCAGGCGCGCGGCCGCGTCTGCACTCCTGGCCTTCTCGATCGCCGCCGGCGTGGCGGCCAGGCGCGCCTCCACCAGCCAGCGGCGATAGCACTCCGGATCGATCGCGAGGACGTCGTCTCCGTCAGCGACGAGCATGATTGATGCCCTCCAAGGCCATCGCCGCCAGCGTGGCCGTGCCATCCTGCCCGAGAGCGCCTAGGCCATCCGCGATCACCAGACCGCGGCGCGTCTCGCACCAGCCACGGGCCGACTGCTGCGAGCAGATCAGGGCGGCCGCCACGCGCTTCGCGAAGCGGCCGTAGTACGTCTGCACGGCCGCACGCCAGGCCTTCACGTCCCGGGCGTGCTCTTTCCCCAGTGCGGCCAGGGCCTCCCGCTCCTCGTCCAGCAGCTCGCCCGCCCGCGACTCGGCCAGGGCCCTGGCCAGGCTGCGCGCGGCCTCGGCTTCGTCCTCCTCGTCCTCGTCCTCGTCGGGATCGGGCTCGCCCGCCGGCGGCGGGGGAGGCGGCGCCGGTGCCGGCTCCGACTTCGCGACGTCCACGTACTCGTCGCCGCCCTCGCGCGGGTTGCGGTCCAGCAGCTCGCGGCACTCGTTGGGGCTCAGGATGCCCTTTTCGATCATCACCGCGAACATGTCGGCCTGCGCCTTCTGGTCCATGCGCAGGATGGCGTTCGCGTTGAACTTGGCGTAGTACCGCTCGGGCTGGATGATGAACGTGTAGCGGATCGACTGCTCGAGCAGCTCGATCCACGGCTGCAGCGAGTAGATCAGGAAGCCGAGGCCCTGCTGCTCGATGCCGCTGCCCCAGGACGTGCTGCGCTCGACGTCGCCGACCATGTGGGGCGGCACGCCGAACCAGCGCGCGATCTCCGCCACGCTGAACTTCCGCGAGTCGAGGAACTCGGCGTCCTTCAGGTTCATCGACACGGGCTGGAATTTCATGCCCTCCCAGAGCACCGGCACGCCGGCGACGCCCTGCTCGCCTCCCCACTTGTTGCGGAAGGAGTTCCCCATGGCGTCGGCCGTCTCCGGGGTATAGGTCCGATCGGACTGGAGGATGCCCGCGGGCTTGACGCCGCGCTCGAAGAAGCGCGAGGCGTGGCGCTCGGCCGCCATCGACAGGCCGATCGTGTCGTTGGCGATGTCCGTCATGGCCATGCCGCGCAGCCCGTCGGGGCTGAGGCCCGTCACGGCCCAGATGTCCACTCCGCCGATCAGCTTCTGCTTGGTGTTGTCGGCCCGGGTGTACTCGTAGCGCAGGCGGCCGTCGCCGAGCTGCTCGGGGCCCCTCACGCGGTCGGGGTGCAGCGGCACCAGCTGCCCGACCCACCCTCGCCCTGGCGCCCCCGGCACGATCTGGGCGAAGGCGTTCTGCCGCAGCATCAGGTGGTAGCAGAACATCCGCCAGAACTCGAAGGCGCTCTGCCGGCTGTTCGGATTGAAGCTGATCACGGAGTCGAGCGGATGGTCCGGCGCCGGACGGCGGCCGCGCTCGAGGCGTTCGTAGATCCCCTTGGGGAACATGGCGAGGCTGTTGGCCAGGATGGACACGCACCGATACACGGTCGAGACCCTGATCGCCGTCTCGGGCGAGACCCGCACGCCGGCCCGCGACATCACCCCCATGGAGTAGCCCTCGTAGTAGCGATCGTCGAGGGGGTTGCCAGCTGGGGCCGCCGCGGCGCGGGGACCGACGAACAGGCTCGAGAAGAGACTCACGCCCATCCCTTCACCCTCCAGAGCACAGATGCCATCAGCAAGGCGCCAGCGACGATAAGGGCCGCAGGCACGTGGATCATGGCGATACCGCCCACGAAGAGCGCGAAGCCCAGCAGCCCCGCCAGGCGCTCCAGCCAGCTCACCACGACTCGATCAACTCCTGTCGCGGACCGTCCGCACCGGCCTCGTCGAGCGCGCGATTGGCGGCGGCGCGGCGCTCGTATTCGGACGCGACCGGCTGTTCCCAGGCCATCAGCGCCTTCAGAGCCATCATGGTTGCCACCACACCGTCGATCTTCTTCGCCCCCTTGGGCTTCACCGGGCGGATCCGGCCGGCGTCGTCGCGTTTCACGGCGACGTTCTCCACGTTCCAGCGCAGCACCCGGTTCCCGTCGTGGATCACGCGGCCCGTCTTCACCAGCGCCTCGAACACCTGGCAGACCTCCGAGAAGTGCTTGTAGTTCTGCAGGACCTCGAACGTCTTGAAGCCCGCGCGGTCGCGCAGGCGGTTCGCGATGTCGGTGGCGAAGGCGGGGTCGTAACCGAGCAGCCCCTCCCTCATGAGCGGGAAGCGCGGCGCGATCTTCTTCGTGATGTCCTGGTAGATCCGGTCGTAGTCGATCGCCCCGCCGTCGGTCACGGTGAGCAGGCCCTGGGCGGCCCACTGCCCGTACGGGATGCGGCCTTCCTTCTCGCGCTCCCGCATGGTGTCCTCGGGCAGCCAGAAGTGGACCAGCGCCCGGACCTGGTAGTTCAGCGAGAGATCGCGCATCACGAGCTCGCCCTGCTCGTCCTCGGCGAGGACCTCGAGCTTCTGCGCCTTGCCAGCCAACGGCAGCTGGAACACCACGGCGAAGGCCGACAGGTCGATCTTCTGGGCCATGTCGAGACCCATCGCGCACGGCAGGCCCTGCACCTCGGCGTCGTTGATCGGCAGCGCGGGGCACGCGTCCCACCACTCCACCGGCAGCCAGGCCACGGCCTGGCCGACCCAGCGGTTGAGGTGGTACCGCAGGAAGTCGTTCCGCTTGCGGGGTTCGTTCTGGGCGGCGCGGCACGCCGTCTCGAGGGCGTCGCGCTTCACCGTCACGCCCAGCGTGGGGTTCGCCTTGCGCCAGGTCGCCTCGATCGTCCAGTCGTCCTTGGGGTCGGCCTCGAAGATCATCGGGAAGTAGGTCTCGTCCTCGATCGTTCCGCTCAGCAGCCGCTTGGCGTACTCGTATTCCTCGTAGCAGATGCCCTCGTCGTCGTCGCCGGCGTGGGAAAGCATGAGGAACAGCGGCTGCCGGCGCTTCCCCATCGAGCGCTCGAGCGCCTCGAAGAGGTCACGGTTGGGCTGGGCGTGCAGCTCGTCGAAGATGATGCCGTGCGGCCGCACGCCATGCTTGCCGGCCG